TGCTCAACGAGTTCGAGATCCAGACCCTCGAGCCGCTCGACAACCACCTGATCCAGCATCAGGTCAAGTCGCTCACGCTTCGCTCGGCCGGCGGCGTGCTCGTCACCGCGCCGCATGAGGCAGACTTCGCCGGGCTCGTCGAGGAGATCGACCCGGTCGCCAAGACCGAGCAGCGCCGGTTCCCGACCCGCGACCTGGCCAACCCGCCGACGCCGGCGGAGTCCGGCGAGGGCGGGATCGGCGGGACGCTGCGCATCGACTCCGACGGCGACTACGCCACCGTCGCCGGCGTCGAGCTCGTCAAGAAGCTCGTCCTGCGGCGGTTGTTCACCAAGCGCGGCGGCTTCTTCCACCTGCCGAACTACGGCTTCGGCCTCGGGATCAAGGAGCCCGTCCTCGGCGGAGACGTCATCACGCTCAAGGCGGACCTCGAGCGAGCGATGAAGCTGGAGCCCGACGTCGACCGCGCCCTGGCGACCGTGCAGACCGACCGCCGCGGCATCCTCACGCTGCTGTTGCGCTTCACGCTCGCCGGCACCGGCCAGGAGATCAAGGTCGGCGTCCAGTCTGACCCGTCTACCGGCAACGTCGTCGAACTGTAGGAGACCACGATGTCAGATTTTCCCACGTTTTCCGTCTTCTTCCGCACAGGCCGCGACGAGATCCTCACGCGCAACGAGAACCTCGCACTGACGGCCGTCGACCGCGACGGATCGGACGCCAACGTGATGCTCGCCGGCGCCGGCGCGATGGCCGAGGAGGTCATCGCCCAGCTCGCCGACGTCGCCGAGGGCCTGTTCCTCGGTTCGGCTCGGGGGCAGAAGCTCGACAAGTACCTGTTCGATCGCTACGGCCTCGTGCGCAAGCAGTCGTCCGCGTCCGATGGCACCGTGGCCTTCACGACCACGGTCGCGAACCCGACGGCGTTCACGATCCCGGCGAACACGCTGCTGCAGACGGCGGACGGCCTCCAGCTCATCGTCACCGGCGCCGTCGTGTTCCCGGCCGCGTCCACGGGCCCGGTCGTCGTCCCGATCCGCAGCGTCCTGGCCGGCGCCGACCAGCGCGTCAAGATCGGAACGATCACCAGCATCGTGAGCACGATCACCGGCGCGCCGGACGACCTGGTCGTCACCAACTCGGTGGCCACCGCCGGCGGCGCGGACAAGGAACGTGACGAAAGCTTCCGCGACCGTGGCCGGCGCTTCTTCCGCACGGCGCGCAAGGGGACCCTCGAGGCGATCGAGGCCGCCGCCCTCGCGGTCTCCGGGGTCGTCAAGGCGACCGCCATCGAGGTTCTCGACGTCTCCGGCCGCCCGGCGCGAGTCGTGGAGCTCATCGTCACGGATGAGTTCACCGACGCGTTGGTCGAGCAGGGCGCGAGCCCGCCGGCCTACGAGGCGCAGTCGCAGCAGCTCTCCGTGTCCGTGTTCAACTCGCTGTCGGACACGCGCGGGGCCGGCATCTTCGTGCTCGTCCGCGTGGCCCAGGTCGTGCTCCAGCCGGTCCTGCTCCAGCTCCGGTTCCAGGCGGGCGTCGACACCAACATCGTCGCGCTCGCCGCGCGCGCGACCGCGCTCACAGTGGTCAACGGGCTCAGCCCCGGCGTCAACCTCGACCCGGCCGACATCACCAGGGCGCTCCGGTCGGTCGCCGGGCTCGACGTCACCGGCGACGAGGTCGTGACGCCGGCCGGCGTCGTGGTCCCCGAGCAGCTCCAGGTCATCCGCACGTCGCTCGACCTCGTCGTCGCGTCCGTTCAGAGCCAGAGCGACACGATCCTCAACCAGTCGGTCCCGCCCGACCTGCTCCTTCCGGTCACCATCGTCCTGTAGATGTCGAACACTCCGACAGAGTTCCCGATCGGCGCCTCCGCGAACACGTGCGTGGAGGACTTTCGCACACAGGACGAGCTGCTCGACCTGATGCGAAGCCTGCTGGACGAGAACTACCTCGACCCGATCGAGACGCTCGGACCCGGGTTCGAGCTGCTGCAGGCATACGCCAAGATGTTCGAGCGCGCGTCGCTGGCCGTCGCGCGCCTCGAGTGCGGCGCGTTCTTCACCGACGCCGCCGGAGGGTCTCGCTCGACCGGCAGCGTTCGATTCTTCCGTCAGAACGCCGGCGCCGGCGCCGTGACCATCTTGGCGGGCACGATCGTCCGCGCGTCATCGACCGGCCAACAGTACCGCGTCGTCAGCGGAACGGTCATGGGCGGTGCCGCCCTGTTCGTCGACGTCACCGTGGAGGCCATCGCCGACGGCTGGGAGTGGGACGTCCCCGGCACGATCAACTCCGCGGCCGGCGAGCTGCTCGAAGGCCCCGTCGACACCATCGAGCTGCCGCTGTACGACCCGCCGTTCGGCGACAACACGATTCGAGTCCAGCAGCTCCTCAACGCCGGCGACGTCACGGGCGGTGCCTGCGCGATGCTGGACGCGCTCGGCGACAATCGCGGCATCGACCGGAACGAAGGCGAAGGCGACGTGGACTACGCCGGCCGGCTCCGCACGCTCCCGGACGTGATCTCGCCGGACGCCATCGTGCGCCAGCTCACGCGCTTCTGGCAGCCGCTGGACGAGCCGTTCGACTTCATCGAGACCTTCGACATCAACTACCAGACCTGCTGGGACGGACCGTCCACGCCGTTTCCTGGCAGCGACTACGATCCGACGCTGTGGGCCTACGACGACCCGCGTGACCCGGACCCGTTCCGCGGCCGATGGCTCGACGAGCAGGACTTCCGGGGCGCGTTCATCGTCGTCGTCAACGATCTCACGGCGGTCAAGGACGTGGGCATGGCCTACGACGACACGGCGCTGACCGTCGCCGACCACGCCACCAAGCACGGCCGGCGCGCCCACGGCGCCTACGACGTCGATCCGGCCGGGCTCAACGTCGACGTCCTTCAGGGCGGTTACGACGGTTTCGACCCGGAGAAGGACGCGATCTTCAAGCGGCTCGTCGCGCTCGTCAACGAGATCAAGCTCGGAGGAGTTGCGGCCTTCATCGAAAAAAGGGGAGAGTAAGCCATGGCAGACAAGCCGTTCGACAGGACCATCGTAAACCCGCGCGAGCGGCCGTTGAGCTCGGACATCAACCAGGCGCAGGCGCAACTCGACCGCACGTCCCGCTTCATGTTCGAGCGCCTCCTCGGCGTCCGCTCATCGCAGGTGTCGCCAGTGCTCCTACCGCAGACCGGGGTCATCGGGGACGGCTTCCGGGTGGTGCCCGACAGCCCGGTCGCGCTCGCCGTCGACGTCAAGGCCGGGCTTGGTTTCATCTTCGACGCGGCCGATGTCCCCGTGGCGATTGACAGCGTAGTAGGCTTGGACGACCGCCAGCCCTACAAGCCGATCCTATTACTCGCGGACACGAGCTTCTCCGTACCTACGGCCCCGGGCGGCGGCCAGGACCGGACGGACATCGTTGAAGTCCGGATCGGCCGCCGGACCGAGAACCCGCTGAGCCGCGATGTCCTCGACTTGATCTCCGGCCAGTTCGTCCCGACCTCGGTCAACAAGACGCTCGCGTTCTCGCACGACGGCAAGACCGGCACGGTCAGCGCGCCGACCGACTCGAGCGCCGAGCTCAGCTACAAGGTGGGCGTTCCGGGAACACCCGGAGCCGTGCCGGCGACTACCGCCGGCTACGTAAAACTCGGCGAGGTCTTCGTGGGCACCAGCGTCACGACGATCGATCGGGACGCCATCATCGACCGTCGCGTGTTGCTCCACCCCGGCGGACTCGGCCAGGGAGCAGTTCGCTTCAACTTTGACCCAACGGACGGAACCCCGGCTACGCCGCCGGACGTAACGAGCCTGCATTTGCCGCCCGGCGTGGAGCTGTTCGTCCACCATGACGCGAACAACTTCGTCGATCTCTACTTGATCGGCGGCGAGCTCGCGGAGTTCAGCGTGCTCGCCAAGATTCTCCAGGCAGGAAGCTTCGTCACCAACACCGAATTCCAAGTCGCCAAGCAAGGAGCCATCTTGGGCGCAGAGGACGGCGTAAAAGACCTGGTGGCGGGGGACGTGACGAAGATCGCCGAGCCCTCGACTGGACCAAGCAACCCCACGCTGCCGGAGGGTCATCCGGCGGGCAGGGCAAACCTAGCGGCGGTTCGTCAATCTGCCGGGACAACCGGACTTGGCAGTCTCGACAATCCGCTCACGATGGAATGCCAGTTACTCTGGCGCTACTAGGAGGCATCCATGCCCCAGGCCATCATCGAAGTCAACGCCGCCGCCGGGTCCGACAACGACGTCCCGATCGACACACTCGTCCAGCTCTCCAACGACGACGTCGGCGACGAAACGACCTACGACTGGACGATCGTCGACCAGCCGGACGGGGCCGCGGACGCGCTGTCGAGCACGACGATCGAGAACCCGACCTTCACGCCGAAGAAGGAGGGCACCTACGTCATCAACCTCATCGTCGACCAGGGGCTTCCGACCGAGGACACCGACCAGGTCATCATCGGCGTCCGCGAGCTCAAGACGCGCCACCGGATCCCCGGGGCGACCGAGACGATCGAGGACGACTCTGCCAAGGGCTGGCGGCTCACGCAGAACGAGCTGCTCAAGAACATCGACGGCCTGTTCGCCGACCCCGCGATCGTCGTGGCCGAGGCCGGCGCGGCCGGGATCACGGCGTCGAAGGTGCTGCAGGTGAGCGACGTCGCCACGATCAAGAGCACCCTGCCCGGCGAGGAGGAGGTGCCCGAGGTCACGATCGCGCCGGCGACGCTCGAGGCCAACCTGCGCGGTCGTCTGCTCGTGATGCTCGAGAAGGTCGGCGGCGGCGCCCCCGCCCTGGGCGAGCTGCTCCGGGCGCGGGCATGGGGCCTGCTGGCCGCGAGCTTCGCCGGCGCCCCGGCGGTCGGCGACCTGGTCTTCGTGGACGACAGCGCGGACATCTCGCTCACGCCGGGCACCGTCTCGAGGCCGGTGGGCATCGTGGTCAAGTCGGGCGGTGGCTTCTTCCGCGTCTGGTTCGACGGCACGCAGGCCAACTTCACGGCCGGGACGATCACGGAGGGCGGCGACACGATCATCACCGGCGGCACCCTCCAGTCCGCGATCCAGGAGCTGGCCGAGCAGAAGCACGTCGGCATCGACCACGTCTTCGGGGTCCACGACTTCTCCTCGGCGGACTCGTTCGCCTACGACGTCGGCCTGCGCGGGTTCGTCAGCATCATCACCGGGGACTTCGCCTTCGGCTGGTGGGCGATGCAGGGCTCGCACAAGGTCTTCGAGATCGAGGCCCACATCGAGGACACCGCCCCGACCTCGAAGGTCACCGCCCGGCTCAAGACCCTCAACATGGCGACGAACACGCTGTCCGGCGTCCTCGACACGCAGGTGTCGGACGGCTCCGGCACGGTCCAGACGTTCACGTTCTCGTTCACCGCGTTCACGCTGGGGGCCGACGAGATCGTCTTCATAGAGTTCGAGAACACCGACGTCGGCGGCTCGGCTCGTTTTCTTCGCGGCGGTCGCGTCAAGGCCCGCCGCCTCGCGTAGCAGGAGGAGAGCATGTCCCAGAAGGTCGAAACCATCGCCCTGCCCGCGGCGTTCACCGCGCAGGACGCCCCGAGCTTCGAGCCCGGCTTCGTGCCGGACGAGTACGAGCTCGAGAACCTCGGCGCCACCGTCGTCGTCTACAGCTTCGACGGGCCGAACGAGGTCGGCGGCTCGCTGCCCGTCGCGGTGGCCACGAACGAGTTGCACAAGCGGGTCATCCGCACGAAGGGCCAGAAGCTCTGGCTGAGGGATGGCGCCGGCACGGGCAGCGCCAGGGTCGTCGCCCGCACGGACGCGTAGTGTTACCATCGCGCTAGGAGGTCGGCGGTGGTCATCAGGCTCACGGGGGTAATCCAGGACGGGACCGAGCGCGCGATCGGCGTGCCGGCCAACCCGCGCCGGGCGATCCGCGCGCTGGACGCCGACGACCTCACGGTCGAGTTGACCGTCGTGCGCCCGAGCGGCCAGGCCGAAGACCTGTCGCCCGCCGGCACGACCGTCACGATGCGGATCGGCAAGAAGTCGTCGGCCGGCGCCGTGGCGAAGCTCAAGGACGCGGTCGGGACGTTGGTGGACGGCGGTGGCGGCGGGCGGACGGACATCACGTTCACGGCGGCGAACCTCGAGGAGATCCGCAACATGGTCGGGCTCGCGTTCGACATCTTCCTCGTCAAGAGCGGCACGCGCTTCACCGTCGTCCCGTTGTCTGGCTTCGCGCTGGACGCGACGATCGGAGACTAGGACCGTGGATGGACTACAGCAACCCGGAGTTTTGGATCCAGTTCGGCGCTCTCGGCGTCCTGGCGGGTCTGTGCGCCTTCGCTTTTTGGAAGGAGCGCGCCCGGGCCAACCGCGCCGAGGCTCGCTTGCTCGCTACCACCACGACCATGCAGCGGAAAGTGTTCGAGCTCGCCGAGGGCTTCCGCAAAACCATCGACGCCCTCGAGCGCCGGTTTCCAGAGGAGTAGCATGACGCAACCGCTCGACGTAGCCGCCCTTCCCGCCAGCGCCGCCGACCGCGCCGAGGCGCTCAAGGAACGATCCAGGCCGGACCCGCGCAGGCCTCGGCTTTCACACGACGCCGAGGTCCTACAGGAGGAGGTCGATCGCAAGTCGGCCGAGTGCTACGAAGTGCTCGAGGACATCACCTACAGGCTCCACCGCGTGGCCAAACGCATCGAGAACGGCCACGGGCAGCACGACGTCGGGCTCGAGGCCCGCGCCGCAACCACACACTGAGGAGGAACCATGCCGCGAGGACTGTCACCCCCGAGCCTGCGGGCGCTCGTAGTAGCGCTCGCGCTGGTGTTCCCAGCGATCGGCTATGCCCAAGAGGACGCACCACCCACCGATCCGGAGATCACGGAGGCGGCGCCGGCCGAACAACCGGCGACAGAACCGGCGACTGCGCCGGCCCCCAGCGCGGAAGCGCCGGCGCCGGCAGAAGCCCCGAAGGCGGACGACACCGCCGGGCTGCTCGAGGAGGCCGCGGCGACGAAGGAGGCGTACGACGCCTACCGCGCCGCCACGGATCCGTCGGCTAAGAAGCTGGCGTTCTTCGGGCTGCTCCTCGCCGGGACGAACCTACTACTCACAGGGTTCAAGCTCGGCGCCGGACTCTCTGGACGAGGCAAGAAGATCCTGCCATGGATCGCACTCGGCGCGGGGGTCGCCACCGGACTGCTAGCGAAGCTCGCCGGCGGCGAGCCCACCATCGTGGCGTTGCTGTACGGCCTGGGACCTCCCCTCGCCGTGCTGGCGCAGGAGTTGTTCGGACTCATCAAGTCGAAGGACCACGCGACGACCTGATGAGCTGGACGCTCCCAGAGCTCGCGGTGCTCACGGGCGCGGTCGCACTGGCCGCGCTCGTGGGCTATCGCGTCGGGCTCCGGCGAGTTCGTCGCCGTAGGCTCCGCTCGATCCGCGTCGGCCCGTCGCGCGGGCCGTCCATCTCCGTGGAGCACCTGGGGTAGTGCCTGACTTCGGCGTGCAGCGTGACCTGGGCGACGTGGACGAGTTCACCGATCCGGGATCCGAGTTCGTCTTCGGGTTCGAGGCCGACGCGCAGACCATCGTCAACGAGTCGGTGGTGACGATGGAGATAAGCTGGGACGGGATCAACGTACACGCGACGTTGGTCCCGGGCACGCTCGAGGTCATCTCTTACGCTGACCATCTCCGCCCGCGCGTGTTCGTGCGACAGGCAGGGGCCGCCCCCGTCGGCGGCGCCCAGCCTCGGTTCGTCCAAGTGATCGCGGCGACGAGGTGACGTGGCCGGCAGCATCCATGCGCGCGGCGCCATCCTCGACATCTTCATGCAGGCGTCCGTCGGCTCGAAAGATTTCATCTTCAACGGCGCCGGCGAACTCACCAAGGTCCAGGTCTTCATCGACAGCGACCTGACCGAGCTCGTGTTTACCAAGGACTTCAGCTACAACGGCGTCGGCCAACTCATCACGGTGACGCTCACCCGCGAGGGCGACGGCTCGCAGTGGCTGAAGTCCTTAACCTACGACGCCGACGGCAACCTCATCGACGTCACCGTGGATCCAGTCCTATGATCTACGTCTGCTTCGCATACACGGAACGGGAAGCATGGCAGCAGCAGTGGGAGTACCTGCTGAGCCACTTCAAGCCCGACGCGGTCTACGTGTACGGCGCCGCCGGGCGTCCCGCGATGATCGGCACGGTGCTCGGATCGGCGATCCCGATCACCTCGACGTCGGAGCTGCCCGGCGACGCGTCGCTGGTGCTGCTGTCGTCGACGAACGCGCTGAACGTGCCCGGCGATCGGTCGCTCGTCACGTTCGCCCACCCGCTCAACGCGATCTATTACCTGGGATCCGACAGCCAGCATCTCGAGGCAGAAGCCTTCGACGGCCGGCAGCCGGACCACAAGGTCTACGTCCCCACCGACAGCGCCGACCAGATGTACTCGTTCGTCGCGCTCGCCGTGGCGCTCTACGACCGGAGGATCGGGTAGGTGGCGATCGTCGACGGCAGGACCGAGCTGTCCGGGTTCGAGAGCGGCGACAGCGTGCCGCAGCCGGACGACCTGTCCGGCGCCGCCGGCGGCACGGTCGACACCGAGATCTTCATCCAGGGCGTGCGGTCCTACGGCTACTACACGACGACGGTCCGCGACGGCCTACTGTACGACGCGGGCTCCGCGCAGGACTGGAGCAACAACCACTTCTACCTGTGGGTCAACTGCGGCGTCGCAGGCCTGCTCGACACGCTGGCGAACGGCGGTATGGCGGTCCGCTTCTGCGGCGCGACCGCGACCGACTGGTTCGAGGTCAACATCGCCGGCTCCGACGACTACCCGGACACCGTCCAGGGCGGGTGGGCGATGCTCGTCGTCGACATCGAGAAGGCGAAGACCGCGAGCGACCGGACGAACGGCACGCCACCGGCGACCAACGCGATCCGCTACGTCGGGGTCACCTCGATCACCAGCGGCACGATGCCGCGCATGGTCTCCAACACGTGGCTCGACGCGATGTGGCGGCTGCCCGCGAGCACCGCCGGGATCCGCGTCGAGGGGCAAGCCGGCGGTCCGGCGGACTGGACGTGGGCCGACATCGCCGCGGCGTCCGATAGCGCCGCGTGGGGGACGTGCCGCGTCGGGCCCGGAGGCGCGTTCATCATCAACACGCCGATCCAGTTCGGCGCGAACGACGCGGCCACGCACGGCTTCAGCGACACCAACCAGGTCCTCCTGTGGGAGGACTGGGACGTCGCCGCGAGCTTCTACGGCCTCACCGTCATCGGCGGCTCCGGCACGCAGTCCTTCGAGGCGGGGATCAAGACGGGCACGGGCGACGACGCGACCGGCGCGCAGGGATGGACCATCGCCGCCGCTGCCGGGGGTCAGCGGTGGTTCTTCGACGCGGACGACGCGAACGTCGACGCCTGCAACATGTACGGTTGCGCGTTCATCCACGGGGGCGACTTCCAGATCGACGGCTCGGCCGTCTCGTTCATCTCGGACGACTGGATCGACTGCGACAGCGCCACCGTGAGCAACGCGGAGATTCTGCGCTGCGCGGTCGTCGACGCGAACACGGCCGACGGCGTCGCGTTCATGACCACGGACGACCTGACAGACATCGTGTTCTGCTCGTTCGAGTTCTCGGACGGCCACGCCGTCGAGCTGACCACGCCCCGGGTGGCGACCCAGGCATCGAAGGGCAACAGGTTCACGGGGTACGGCGCCGACGCTACCAACGACGCGGCCGTCTACAACGACACCGGCGGCGCAGTCACGATCAACGTCACCGACGGCGGCAGCACGCCGACCGTGCGCAACGGCTCGGGCGCGAGCACGACCGTCAACAACACGATCACGTACACGCTCACGGACCTGCAGGCCGGGACCGAGGTGCGGATCTTCCGCACGAGCGACGACGTCGAGCTCGCCGGCGTCGAGTCGAGCGGCACCGCGTTCGCCTACAACTACACGCACGTGGCGGACGTGCCCATCTACGTGATCGTCCAGAAGACGGACTTCGAGTGGCTCAAGTTCAACGACACGTTGACAGACGCCAGCGTGTCGCAGAAAGTGTTGCAACGCCCGGACCTAAACTATGTCAACCCGTAGCCAGTTCGGACTGACCGAAACCGAGCGCGCCCTGCCGGGCTGGTGCACGAACGACGGCTGCCAAGCGTCCGTGATCGCACCGGGCGCGGAGCGTTTCATCGAAGACGACAGCGGGCGCACCTACTGCGTGCCCTGCGGACAACGACTCAGGTATCATCGCAAGAAGGCGGACGAGCGCGGCGAGGAGCTGCCGCGGTCGTTCGAGGACGTAGACCAACGACACGCCGGAGCGAGACCAGATGGCTAAAGTCACCGACCCCGACAACCTCGACCGCTTCCAGGTCTGCATCGACCCGATCGCCGAGACGATCAGCCTGCGCGGCCTCGGCACCGAGCGCCACGGCGCCGACCAGACCGGCGACTCCGACGGCACCACGACCTTCGCGGACGCCGGCGCCGACTTCACCGGCGACGGCGTGACCGCCGACGACATCCTGACGATCATCTCCGACCCGGCCGAGGACGGCGGCATCATCGGCCACTACCGCGTCGTCGGGTCGAT